CTATGTATTGATAGTTTAGTTGCCCTCCAACGATGGTGTAGCTATACATCTTGGTAGTGCGTGTGTCACTGCATGCGGCATTGGCAGTGTTACAAGCATTATCAGTTACAATGATTTGTTTTTGTCCGTTTTGTAAAAAATCATCTGCTACGATACTAGAACCGCCCCATCGCAAATCGCCAGCGTTGCCTCTACTGTCAATGTAGGGTGTAAAGTTGTTTACTCGGTTGTTGATAGCCAATGTGGTGTTGGGCCCGTAATCTACAAATAGTAGATCTTTAAAACCGTCTCCGTCCATGTCTGCAATGGCGCTGTCGTGCGCCCAAACATTGGTCAATGGAATAGAGATACGATTGAAATGTGTGCCTTGATTAGAAAATACATATCCAGGGCCGTAGTGTTGCATGTCCGTGCTAGGGGCCACCAACATGTCTTGACGTCCTGTGTTGAATAAATCCGCAAACTTCACACTGGGTTCTGTACCTAGGATTTCGTTGATACCTCCAGGAAACCATTGTGCGGTTCGATCAACTAGGGTACCACTTTCCCAGGCCAGCAGTGTAAGTTTACTATTGCTCCAGGTTTCAGGTGTGGCATACTGTGTCTGTCGACCAGCCAGTATGATATCGTTGCCACTGCCGGTGATGTTGGCATCAAAGATATCAAATACTGGAGCCGCACCATCTACTTTGGTTAGTGGATCTATAGCAGTGGCAACACGTACTGGGGTATGGTACGGAACTTCTGATCTTAAATAACCACCGCCATAGCCTCCGCCCCCTCCACCACCGCCGCCTCCACAACCAGAGAGAGCAATCATCATTGAAGATATTGAAACAGATAAAACAGTTTTCCGAAATACCATTGAAAAATCCAGACTAGTTATACTGTAAAAAGTATAACACAACCTGGATTTTTAGGTCAACTTAGATGTTGTTTAAAAACAACAGTTATGAAAACAGATGTTGGATCATTGCAATAAACATAATCCACCAGACATAAATTTCATGCAATATTCGATCAATCATCGTGGAGCAAACTCCTGTTGTAGTTTGATATTGTCCATGAATTCTTTCTTGGTTGCAGGATCTGTTTGGAACACACCTTTGAGCACTGTGGTCTGTGTTAGACTAGAGTGTGCCATGATGCCGCGATTCTCACAACATCCGTGTGTGGCTTGGATATACACACCAACATTCTCACTTGCTGTGGCCTTCATTATTTCTCGGGCGATGTCGTTACATAGTTCTTCTTGAAGTGTGCCACGACGAGCACACCACTGAGCGATCCTAGTATATTTAGACAAGCCAATAAGTTTATTAGCGGCGATGATTCCAATGTAAGCAACACCAGACACAGGTTGATGATGATGACTGCACATAGAACGCAGTTCGCTACGAACAACCAACATGCCTTCGTATCTATCTTCTGAATCATTTGGAAAAGCTGTTGCATCTGGTGCTGGATCATATCGACCTTCCATTATTTCATTAAAATACATTTTAGCAAGTCGACGAGCCGTGCCTCGTGAGTTAGGATCGTTTTCACGATCGATCAACAAACGATCCAGCACTAGTTCAAATGCTTCTGTGGCTTCGTCGATTAGTTTCTCTTTATCACCTTCATGTAGATAATCGCTGATATTGTCGCCTGCCCAAAAACGTTTACCTTCACGCTTCATCTTAAAGCGAATATAATCGCCTAGATATGATTCTTTATAGTTTTTATCTTCGTCAAATGCAATTGGGCCCAGGGCCGCATCTTCGTAGCCAGGATGATACGGGGCTTCGCTAACTATTTGACTGCTTTTGATCACGTCAAAAATTTGTTCTTTATTGTTTGGCATTACCAATTCTCCGAGTTATTAAGGTCGAGGATGACCAGTCTTGTTACTATTGTAAAGGTTATTTAGACAGATGTCAATAAAAATCCTGAAACTTGCATAGTATACTTGTCCTTAAATCCAGCGTTGGAACTTACATGTAGTATGTTACTACCCCATATAAATCCATCACCGGCCTTCCAGTTAGTACTGGTTTCAAATTTATCATTGAGTTCGTACTGTATAAATTGCCCCATTTGATAATCTTCCATGTAGATATTGGCGCGAACTTTGGTTTCAGTACGGGTTGGATATTGTTTACTGATTTGAAAAAAAGTATCTCTGTGGAACGGAACCACGCATCCTGGTGGTTGCTTGATAGTTGATACGGTGATTACTTCCATGTTAAGCTGTCGGCCAAGCTCATTGTAATCAATTTGTGTGTTGTCCCACCACAGTTGGTGTATTTTGGTATTGTGTATGTTATAGCTATCTGGAAACCCACCGTATTTTTTGTGAATGTCAGTGAGCTCGTCGACCTGATGCTTAATACAACTGCCCATGTGAACAGAGTAATCAGCATTGACAAATGGGGCAAAATCAAGGTCAAGGTGAACATTATTAAACATTATTAGTCCTTTATTATAAAATTTCTACAGTCTGGATATTGGACGTATTTAGGTTGTTCATTGACCGTGGGCAATAATTCTAGCCCCTTGGCACACAATTCCAAGGTAGGACAGTAGTGATATCCTAAAATTAAATCTGTTTCAGTTTCCCAAGGTACGTGTAAGTCTCTACCATCACTGCGTTGTCGACTCATTGTACGGTAAGCGTCTGCATCATCTAACAAGATGGCACCTACCTTGCCCAACTGCAATGGTTTGGTCCAGCCAAAACTCAAGCACTGCATGGTTCCAGAATTGTACATGTTTCGTTCTAATCTACGAGCCGAATCCCAGATTCTTGTGCCATAGAATTGATATTCTCCGGACCACTTTTCGGTAAGCATTTCATAATCAATGTCAAGATGATGCATGAGCATGGGCACACTCAAATAGGTATAGGCCGTGAATTTGGTTTTTTTGACCTCGTCATACCTCATGCACAATTCAATGGCATGTGTACACCCGTCGGTTACTACTACATACGGTGCTCCGGTATATTCTGCCAAGGCCGATTCAAAGTCAAATAGAGACTTAAAGCTCATCTAGTATACCAGGCCCAAGCATGTTGAACCATGTGCTCCAAAGAAAATTTAGGAGCCCATCCTAGAGAATTAAATCGGTCTGCGGATGCAGTAAGCACAGCTGGATCTCCTGCACGAATTGCACCAATTTCTAGATCAACACGTTGTCCTGTTATTTTTTCAGCCATGTTGATAATATCACGATTGCTAAATCCTTGATTGGTTCCTAGATTAAAAATACCAATGGGAACTGCAGGATTCATGGCCATGACATGTGCGTCAGCAAGATCTTCCACATGTATATAATCTCTAATGCAAGTGCCATCTGGAGTGGAGTAACTGTCACCGTAGAGAGTAAACGTTTTTCCATCTCTAATACTTTCAAGCACTCGAGCAATGATGTGTGTGGCTCCAGGTGCTTGTCCATGTCGCCCTTGACTGTCAGCACCACAGGCATTGAAATAACGGAATGCCACAAAATCTAAAGAATATGCTGTGGCATAACTTTTCATCATTAGTTCAACCATGAGCTTGCTTTCACCGTAGGGGCTAATGGGAATAGCAGGGTCTTCCTCCTGGCACGGTGTCATGATAGGTTCACCATAGGTGGCCGCACTGGAACTGAATATTACTCGAACATTTTTTTGATGATTTGCAATTAAGAAATCCAACAGAATTTTGGTCTTGACAAAATTGTTATTGTAGTACTCTTCAGGATTCATCACACTGGGTCCAACCAGGCTAGTACCAGCACAATGTATGATGGCGTCTGGGCAGAACAGTTTGATTGCATCCAGACCTAGATCGCTGGCAAAGTCTCCTGTGTGCCAAGAACAGGGTACTGTTATCAAATTGCCCGGGGGCATTACACGGTCAATGGCAAGTACATCATGCCCGGCATCAACCAATTTGATTAGAGTTTCGCCGCCAATGTACCCTGCGGCTCCGGTGACGACAACTTTCATTGTTCGACCTTTACCACAGGATATTTGGCATGGGCCACATGGTCACGATATCGAGCACCACTACGCAACCACTGTTCGCCAGAACCTTCAAGGATGTCAACGATACGATCCACTGTGCCGTTGTTCCAATCAGAAATCAAGCCCATGTTGTGATGTGGTTTTTCGAGTAACAAAGCCAGTTTGTTGAATGGGTCATCTTCACTCCAGGGAATGTAAAGCCTGTCAGGGTCATTAGCAAAAGTTTCAGGGAAAGACCTATAAGCAGGGTATAGAACATTACACCCAAGAGTATCTGCTTCACTGACTGTGTTGGAAACCCAATCTTGAAGGGCGCAATTAAACAACACACGACTATCATTAACAAGAGCGTAGTAATCATTTTTAGATAAGTTTTCAAAAATCTGTAGTGTACCTTCGTCACTCATCTTGCGAGCACGTTTTACATAGTCAGGATTGTTTGATCGCAACGGGCCACCTGAGAACACAGCAAAGCTCACGTCCTTGTACACTTTCTGATATTCTTCAGCTAGGTCCATGAAAAAGCCTGGTTGTTTCTCTTGGTCAAAACGTGCGGCAAAGCCCACACGCTTTTGTCTTTGTTCAAAAGGTTTAATCTTGTCAGCACCACCTATGCGCTCTAGCACTTCCGCTTTGCCAAATGCCAAGCCTGAAATATTATAAATGGGTGCCCGCCAGCCTGCAATGCGCATGTGGGCAACCATCTCTTCGTTTGTGGCTAGAACACCAGTTACGAAGCAGTTAACCATTTTTTCATACGTTGACATCCACTCTGCCATGCCCCAAACATGAACGAAATCATCCGGGTCAATGGCCTGAGCAAGACAGCGTACATAAATGCGAGGACGCAGAGACTCAGACACTTGATCGAGAATATAAGGTAAGCTCTCGATACCGGGCTGAAACATGTCTTCAAAGTAGATAACATCTTCATTTGTGACTTCTCCGTTTCTCATCATTTGAACTAGATTCATCATCTGGCTCATTGAGAAATAACTACGACCGTGTGCGTCCAAGACCTGTCCTACTGAAATACTTTGCGTATTGTCAATGGTATTGCCTGGCACATACACTACATCAAGGCCTCGACGATCAAACACACGGCGGTTCCACTCTGTTAATTGTAGAGTATATCGAGCCTCGTAACTCTCGAGTCCCATGTAGTATAGTTTACGCACGGCGGTCTCCGTAGCGATCACCGCGAGGACGTCGATCATCTCGACGGAAGTCTGGTCGGTAGCCTGCAAATCTGCGACTATCTTCAGTCCACATATCTTTGGGATCTTTGCCCGCTTCCAGTTTACGGAACTGCTGGAATGGGTATGACCGGTTGTTGTAAAGATCCGCTGGATCATAGCGATAGCCATAGTCCACACAGAAGTTGAGATATTTGTCAAGGTCTTCCCAGACAGCACGACTACGAGGATTGGGTTTGAACAGGGTTCGGCCCATGTTGGTTTCCTTTAAATAACAATTGAAAGATTAGGACGGTGAGTATTATACTTAATGAGGCAGCCGTTCTCACCATCTTCGGCCACTTCAATCCACACTGCACGGCCAGGATAACGGCCTGCAATTTGTAGATACAGATCGTCTGCGATCATCTCGCAAGACTTCCAGTCAAGTTCTAAAACGGAACTTTGACCATTATACAGCGACTCGAGCCATCGCTTGAACTGGATGAACTCGATGTCCCGGTCATTGTGGAACACATCGATCCACACCCGGAAATGAAAAATGTGCCTATGAGGACTAGCAAGAAACGATACGTCATATTCTCCTGCGGTGCATAATGCTGGGTCTGTAGCCGCCGCTGGATATTTATGGATACCTTCTTTGCGGAATGTAATCCAGATCTTACGCTCTGCACTTTGCATGATCCGATCTATGGTTTCTCTTTCACTGGCAATCATTCTGCATTCCTCATTTCTTGAATCCACTCATCCACACGAACTTCGGCCTCGTCTTGACTTATGGCTGGTACTGTGATACGATATGGTGTGCCCGGCCTGTGGCGAATGTCATAGCGTATGGTTCCGTTGAGTATCATGTCGTTTTCATCGCGCAATACCTCAAACTCTTGCAAGTTCTGAGCACGGTAAATTGCTTGTTCTGCGAGTTCTTTCACATTCATTATTTAGATTCCTCAGTTGGAAACGGCCAGTTATTTGATGGGGTTAGTGGAGTAGGTGATACATTTTCTTCTATAGTCTCATTATACGCATCTTCGTCCACTAAGTCAATCTTTACAGGACCTAAAATGGCAACATGATCATCTTCAATTTCCCAATTATGATCGCCGTCGTATAACCAAGCAGTACCGCAACGACCGTCTTCGTCTTCTTGATCCCAACGCAGTATGGCTTCAATTTTTTCTTTTTCCTCATCAGTAAAGTCATCATCAAACTCTACCCAAATGCCACATAAATCGTCGAGTTCGCACCCCCAACCCACATCAGGGCGACAATGCACCCGATCCATTTCAGTATCATACACTGGATCATCTTCTTCGCGGAAACCCTGCCCCCAACGCCAGGTCTCTGTGACTTGGAATCCACGAATGCTACCGTCTTCTTTGCGCTCAAACACATCTACAAAGTATTCAACTGATTTCTTTTCCAGTGGAGTGATACGATATAGTTTTGCCATGTTATAGTACCTCGTCTTGAGTATATTTAGACCAGTCGGTAAACGCCGAACGTTTTTGTAAAGCATGCAGACTGTGACACCACACTCCTGGGTTGGTTGCTCGGAAGTCCTTGTCATCAATCTTGAGTGTGGCATTATACCCAAACTGTCGGATATAAGGTAGCTTGACACTGATCATCGGGATAAAGTTATGATATTCTACCAAAGCACTTTCTAACAAGCCTTCTGCTTGGTTGACATCAAGATCTAGTGTGCAAAGACGATCAGCATCCAAACATGCACGAATCATACCTTCCCAACTTCTCCAACCGTCGGCATCATTGATATCCAACTTTGGAAAACTCTGATTAGCTCCAAAGTAGATATGTGTGCAATCATTGGCCAGAGCCATGTCCATCACAGTGTCGGCGTCTTGTACACCTACCACAAACAAAGTTTTTTGTCCATACGCAGGTGAGTGTTCTACTTCGGTGCCTACAAAAAAGTCCACTGTTTCGTGTCCGGGTCTATCCATTTTTATTCCTATGAGTTTCGCATAGAGTTTTAATCCATCCCTGGCCGCCTGTTGTGCCAGGGTTACCACATTGTTCACAAGTGACAGCACTCATTGATTCTGCCATTGAAACCAATCCTCTAATATACTCGTCGCCGCCTGTGTAGTAGAAACGCAGTGTGCCAAACTTTTCTTTGACTTGATCCAGCGTCACTTGCGGAATAACATCAGGAACTGGTCGCATATCTTCTGGTGGTGCGGTACTGTTAAATCTAATAGTCCAGCCACGTTGTTTTTCTTTCCAATCAATGTGGTGCTGAATATTGCCCATGAGACTGTCCAGTATTTGGAACCAGCCATCACCACAATCAAAGCCCCAACACATGCAGGTTTCGGTCATAGGCTTGTTGCGATTGACCAGCATCTTGGGGTACTTTTCACACAACAGTTTGTCTAGTTCTTGTTTCATTGCACTTGATTTTCTAGTTGGTCTAGCAAGGTTTCGTCAAATTCTTCTGCGGGCACAACTTCTTCTTCAACGTCAAATAAGTTATTAAACATAGTGTGAGCATTGGTGGCACGTTTACCAGTAAAGCCTCTTGTGCCCACTACTCTTTCCCATATTGTAGCATACTCATCAATTATGGCCAAGCTCTTTTGGCGATCACGAGCCGCAAACACTTGATCTATAATAGGGCGTACATCAAAGTCTGGGTTAATTGGATGTACCATCATGTCTGGTGACTCGCCTGCATCATAGCGTCGATTGGCTTCTTGCACTGCTCGAATATGGTGCCAAACATTATGACCCATCATCAATGCATAAGAGAATGAATCCCACGAAGTACGACCTTCTTTACCGATCTTATTTAGGTCACCAGGTTTGTAAATGCAAACATCTTTGATAGCCATTCTAGCAGAAATTGGTGAGTCTTCAAACACATCATGTATGTTATCCTGTAACACAGCATCTCTAAAGGTGCGAGTGTCTGTGGCATACTTTTTGTCATCAGCTGTGGGGCTCATCATGTATGACCACTTGCCACGATTGGCTGTGCGAAGTTGCGTATAAATCTGTCCATTGGCTGTGGCCAGGAACGGTGAAGCACAGTCAAACGATATGGTAAAGTTGGCATTGTGATATTTGCGGATAGCACGTTGAATGTCTGTAAGCAATACTGCCCATTCTAGTTTTGATGTGCCCAAGAAGTGCATCCAATCATGTACGCCCTTTTCCAGCAAGCCATCATGAATTAAATGTACCAAGCGTTTGAGAACCAAGTGTACATCACACATGTTCTGACCGCCCATGCCCCAGCCATTGAAATGCCGGTTTGGGTACTTGTTGGGGTCACTGTAGTGTTTCATTAGATCATACCAGTGATCAGCTTCGGCATGATTACCACCTTGTAATACGTTTAAGATCTTGGTATCACCAAAGCGATTGGCAATCCAAAACTCATTGTTGTATTGTGTGGCGCTGACTGCGTCATCATAGCTGTGAATGCCCGATGCTTTGGCTGCCACAGGGTCACGGAAGGTCCATGTGGGAATATCCATGGTCATACCATAGGTGGATATGCCCATTTGCCATTTAAGAACTTTCTCTCGTTGTGCTTCAGCTTTTTTATCTGTGGGGTCTGCCCAACGTCCGGGCCATACACCTTTGGCAATCTGGAACCCGCCTGAGTCTGCCAACATGATGGTGTTGGGATCTCTGTTGCGAACCATGTCTTCTTTGGCATCAAACTTGTTTAAATCCAAGTTGGCATGACCTGCTGAATACAAACTCCAACGATACGGAAACAATGCTTTCTGAGGATTCAACCAGTTCATGCCCTCCATGTCACCAATGCCTGCTGGCAATCTGCCTGCGTCAAGTCCTACGCCATGTCGTTCGCGACCAATGTAACCAGCATAGAAACTACTGATGGCTGGAAGAAACACAGCATAGTCGCTTTGTTTAGCAGTTAAATTGTCCTGTACTAGTTGTTCTGGTTCTCTGTCCATTTGTGGTTCTTTGCTCGTGTTATCAATCTGTACCCGCCGTGGTCTATAGGAGCCCACACAAAAAAATCATCGTGTATCTGTTGAGTAGTTGGCGGTTGCTTGTCCTCAGTTTGTATGCTCCAGTCAGGGAAAATATGAAATCTATGGTTAGGCATTTCTACCAATGTATCCACGCCCAACGGTCCATAATGAACACATTTGCCCCATGCACTTCCTAAAATAATCCAATCCTGTATTTCTGGCCAATAGTAATGCCCTTGGTGTATAAAAGTTTCTCTTCTACTTAGGTGCACCGTTTGTTGATCAAATAATTTGTCGTGGATGAGTTGAGTTGTCTGACACTCACCAGCATTTTTAATCAAATCAAACAGGGCATTATCATTGACCTGACTGTTGATAGTGTCGGCAGCCCAATGATAGTTCTTAAGTGTATTATAAATGCTTTTATCTGAATAGTCAATGACTATATTGGTTGTACAGTTTACTACTCCAGCAATGGGATATTGGGCTAACTGAGTCAAGGCATTTTGATAAAACTCATTGTTGGTGTCATCTTGCCAAATGTCAATGCAAAGCACTCCCCAAACTGGAGGTGCTTTGTATCGTACTACATCTCTAATCACTTGCTGAGTGCTGGAAGGATATAATCATAAACAGCAATGCCGCTGTCAACTGTGATCTTTGTGGCGCCATCATCACTGATCCGCACAGTTTTGTCTCCTGTGAGATTCATAATGGAAATAAACTGCGACACTGGCCATAACCAAGGACGGGTGAGTTTGCCCGACACACCAGGTTGGAACACAAAGTCGCCAGCATGGGTACTATGGTCACCAAAGAAAAATTTCAAATCGCCGTTTTCTGTCTTGGCCATAAAGTTTGGAGTCTCTGCGTTGGCCTGTGCTTGCATTTTGAGACGCTGGATACTGGCCACTGTGGGTTCAAACTCCACTGCCCATGGCACCGGTTTCATTTTAAACTGCTTGAGCTGTTCTGCAACAACCTCTGATACCATGAAACGGTAGTCGTTTTTAAAGTCGCCGGACTTGTTTTCAAAATGTAAACCCACTGGTGAATCTACGCCATTGCGGTTCTGTCGGATCACAGTGATCTGTGCATCTTCTTTGTACTCTTGTAAGTTTAACAGGATCTTGAGTTTGCCAAGATTTGGCATACCAAATGTACCAATAAAGTCTGCCACTGGGTTGGCAAATTTGGCCTGCAACACCACACTCTTGTCTGTGGCCACACCGTCAATGGTGGTCTCTTTGTCTGTGCCTGTGATCTTGATCAATTCAATACACCCAAGATCGAATGTATGTTCTACTAAATCTAATAAATTATCTCTCATCGTTTTCTCCTATTAAATGCTTGATATTCTGCCTAGTGTTTGTCCGCCACGCAAACTGCTTTTGGTTCCTTGCTTCTGCAACTCCAGCCAACTCACATTGTTTTCTAAATCAAAGCTCGCCGCCACTCTAAAACCAATTTTTTCGGCCATGGCCTTGACATGTCTACCTGGTGTATAACAATAATACGAATTTTCAAAATTGTCAACCCCTATTGGGTAATCGCAGTTATTGTAAGTAAAGATTACCATTCCGCCCGGTCTCAGTAGTTGGTAAATCTCTAAGAGGTATCGTTCAATCAAATCCAATGGCCGGAAGTTAAAAAAATCCACAGCTACGATCAACCCAAACTGAAATTGCGGAAGTTGATGAAATATCCGACGATCGCTTTCACTCACTGTGTAATATCTGAGTCTGCGTTGATATTCTGGATTCCACATTTTTTTAACATGTTTGAACAGCTCAGGATCGGTGTCTACTAGATACAATGGATCGCACGCCACAAGGTGTTGTGAGATTTCGCCGTGTGCTGGTCTTATTTCCATGGCAGGCCATTTCCAATGGCCAAGATCTCTAATTCTGCCAGAGAAGAAATCCAAGGTTTCTTGTTGATATAAAAGTTTTTTAAAGTTGTGTCTATCTAAAATATAGTCAGCAGAGTCGTTGATCCCTTCTTGATACACAGCCATACTTTTAGCGTAGTATGGTTCCTCTACGCTTTTAACAAAACCATCTAGTGCTTGTTTAAATCGTTGTATGTCCTGATCAATGGTGTCAAGTGTGTCCAATGCTAATTTTTTATTGCTCTTCATGTTGGTCTTGATGTTGTCAAAATCTATATTTTGCACGTCAAGGTCAGTGATTACATGTTGTAGTAGGTTTTCAATTTCATCGTACACATGCTTGACACTGAGATTGTCAATCATGAATTTATAAGTAATCAGTCGGCTGAGCTTCATTCGAATGTAAACAGTGATTGGAAAGTATTTGTTGTGTTGGTAGCAGACCCGAGATCCCACTCTAGCACACCCAACAAGTTGTTGATCTTTTGATCTACCACAGTGGCTTCCATCTCACCATCATCAAATGGCAGTTCTTTAAACCACTGTGGCAAATGCATCTCATCTGTGGGGTAGCCAATTGAAGTCCATCCCAAAGCATTCGATTTGAGTTTGCACACAATGGTCTTCATTCCATCAACAATCTGCAATGAATAGTTGTCGCTGTTCATTCGACGCATGTTGTTCCAGTTCATGGCTGCTCGCACATGTCCAGGCATGTTGGCACGACCTTCACGCTCTTCTTTCTTTTGATACTGTGTGAGATTGTTTACACGTTTGGGACTACCCTTCTCCCAACCTGGTCTCTCGGTGAATTCGTATTTGAACTTGCGTATGATTTCAATGATCTCATCTCGTTGGCTACCATTGAGCACACGCTCTAACAAGTCCCACAAGAAGTCTTGAATGACTTTGGGTGTATCAGATCTCTTTAAATCCAAGCCCATGGCTTTGATTGATCCTGTTTTGCCATCAACGTCCTTGCGCTTGCCTTCTTTGTCATAGATGTTGACAGCATAGCGTTTCTTGGTAATAAACAAACTGCGGTCTGCCACAAGTTCACGACCGCCTTTGATGATTGATCCCATCTCTCTAGGGCAATGAAATGCTCGCTCCATAAAGCCTGGAAAACTGTCGTTGACTTGATCAGCAATGCTGTCGTAGAGTTGCACACACATTTCTTTTGACCATGTCATGCGACCTTCTTTGACTTCTTTAGACAATACCGGCCAGGCACTAAAGTACACAGAGTCTGTGTCACCATAGATAATGCTTTCGCCTACGTGATCGTACTTGCCGGTGATACATTCGTTGACATAGGCATCCATGTGATAGGCAATGGCACGTCCTGTCAAGGTGGTTGACTGACCAATGCGCTTGTCAAAGAATCTACAGCCAGGATTTAAAATAGCACCATACAGTGAATTCAAGTTAATCTTCTTGACCAACTGACGTTTGTCCCAGAACTCTTGATCCTGTTTGCTTGTTGCTTCTTTTAGTCGGGCCTGTAGTTCTTTGCGTTCTCTGTACCAACGTGCCAACAAGCCAGGAATCACACCTTCACTTTCAAAGGTAAAGATTGTGCCATTGGCTGATAAGATCCAAGGCTGATTGCTATCAAAGATCATCTTCCACACTTCTGGAGCAGAATGCACAGTTTCTTCTCCATCCTGCCAGTCTATGGTGATCTCTGTACCACGTTGTTGTTCCATCACTGCTGTGTATTCAAGGCTTCCAAACAAACCTTCCCAGGCAGCCGCAAAGCTAGACCCAGAGTTCATTTTGTCCTTGATATACCTATCAGTCATTATTGGCCGGAGTTGTCCAATGATTGTTTCTGGCGCCATGTTGAGGGCTCTAATAGCCGAGGGATACAGCGAGTTGATGTCAATGGCACCGACCCATTCGTGGATGCCTTTTTTGGGATAAGCAACATAGGCACCTGCGGCTTGTGTGTCTTCATCTGTGAGTCTCTCTTTGCGGTTAGGAACTACTAGTCCACGTTCGTGGGCTTCATTGATGATGGCCTGTTCTGTCACTGCCACAGCACCCATGGTTGTTTGCAACAACACAGTGTTGGCATGTGCCAGTTCATTGGCAAGGTCTAGAAATCGTAACTTTTTGTCCAAGCGGGCAAGCAACATGGTGTCTTGCCGGTTGTAGTCGATGAATGTCTTGAAGTTTTGATTGTATAGCTGATCCAGCGTTCCCTCAAACTGAGTTTTTCTCTCTCCAAGCTCATGATCGCCGATGGCATCCAGCGAGTAGGAATGACGTTCTTCATATGTGTATTTCCTATAAAGTTGCATATAGTCCATGTGTACTCGACCAATCAAGTCAAAGGTCAAGTTCTCTGCACCAAAGCGTTCAAAGGTTCGTTGCTTGGGAAATTGATTCCATAAACACATGCGACGTGTGTCGTCTTTGCTGAGCACACGAGTGATACGTTGCACTGTGTACGGTATGTCAAAACCTTCTGAGTTCCAACCACTCAACACATCTGCATCGTCAACGAGATCCAGGAACGTGTTCAGCATGTCTTCTTCACGATCAAACAGCATGGTATTTTCAAACTGTGCGGCAATCTCTTTGGCAGTTTCTGCGCTCATTGACTTGGGAGGAATTACCAAGGTGACCAACTGATCCAACCAGTCAAGATACACTGATATAGCAGTGATAGGGTTGAATGGATCGTCAGGTTTGGAGAATCCACGCTCAGGATCAAAGTCTACCTCAATGTCAAAGAAACATGTTTGCAGTCGGGGTGCATCTTGACCTTTGTAGTTGTCTTCAAAGCATCGAAACACAGGATTGATATCTGACTCATAGATACCTTTGCCTGACTGGATGCGTAGTTCTTTGCGGAACTCTTTGTTGTTGCGTGTGGAAAATCTTGAAACAGAGTTGCCGTAGATACTACGGAACTTGCCTCGGGGATCATCATGGTAGAACACGTATGTGGCCGGGTACTCGCGATACTCGCGAAGCCCATTCCGGCGTTCTACTACATGAATGCGATCGTGTTCACGATCAAATAGTGCGTCTACGTAACTCATTTTTCTCCTGGCGACTTATGGCTCGCACATACCATTCTTCATGCCCGTGACGTAGGCGAGGCGCTGTTGTGATAACAGTAATTATAGAGTTTTGCCAACAGTGGTCAAAATTGTTTCTAGCAAAGCATGATCCTGTTGTTCACGACCAAACTCAGCTTTGTGTGCCAGCTTGATGGCCTTCTTGAGAATAGAGGGTTTGATTTCCATTTCCTCAGCCACTGCTTTGATCGTATCTGTCAGCCCACCATTGAGTGTTTCAATCTCGTGCATGACCTGCATGCCTTCGTTGATGATTTGAGTGAGTTTGATTTTTTGTTCGTTGTTAAAAGTTTTGTCCATTTGGTACTCTCCATAAAGTCTAACTAGTATACACTATATTTTGGTTATATGCAACACTATTTAGATCAAAAATTCCGAATCGAATATAATAAAATTGCCAAATTCTTCTTTCAGCTTGGTCGATTCCTGTTGTACACACCGCATCTCTTCAGACGATAGTTTATTTTGATCCCACCATTGATCTGACCAGTGTCCCCAATCTCTTATCAATTGGAAATGCACATCTTGGAACCCAAGATTTTTGGTCATGGTCACAAAGTCTCGCATTTCGTGATAGTTTTTTCCCTGCACCACAAATCGAGCAGTGGCATGGATTGGTTTATTGAGAGTAAACAGCCATTGTATACCCTGCATCAAATCTTGCCACAGTTCACCTCGGACCTTTTGATAGGTACCTTCGGTGGCCGCATCTATGCTGATGCCAAGGCCCACAATACGATCACTGATGCTTGCAATCAAGTCTCGATATCTATAGATCAATGTTCCATTGGTAGACAGGTATAGTTTTACATGTTTGAGATCCATCTGGTCTATGTTTTTTAAAAGATACATTGTAGATGGACTCACCAATGGTTCACCATTGTTGCATGGGTTGACCACTATGGAATTTTTGAAACTGACTATTTCATCAATGAGTTGATTTTGTTTTTCTAGTATGACCGGATCTTTTTCGATGATTACATGCTCTCTACAGCTAGGACATTTTAAGTTGCAAGATAGATCATTGCTGATGTTTATCCAAGTAGGGTGTGTTGAGATTTTGATATTGGATGGAACTTGATTTTCAAGTTGTTTGAGCCCTGGGCACTTCCAACTACAATAATCAAATGTTCCTTGTATTACAGAATCTCTCACCGCATTGGCAAGTTCAGAGTTCCAAGCCTGTTCAATGCTAGTTGTTTTAGCATTGCCCACAACAAACGGCATGTGTAATTGACATTTGCACATGGTAAAATCACCGTTGGGGTCTACAGAAATATCATTGAATGGAACAGAGCAAAATTTTCCTTTTAAGTGCGGCTTGGGTACAGGTTTTAGATTGCTGAACTTGATGATTTGTTGCATCTAGTAATTATGCTCACTTTTGACCTAGGGGTAGCGAATCCGTCAGTCAGGCCAGCAGCCGGCCACGCACCATAGCGGTCCTAAGGTGTGTTGGGTGTCCTCGGTGGAGGATATCGTGTAGCACTGGGCCGTGCAGGATCGTGCTGATAGTTACAGGCAGGATTGAGCCAGGCAGTGAGTCGGTCTTCAATGGCTTTGAGTTCTTGTTTTAATTGTTCTTTGTTACCGTGCTGTGCCACAGTGGTTATAGGATAGAAACGCAGTTGTACATCTTTTAAATCATCAATGCCATAACCGGCCGCGGCAAATCGATCGGCAAACTGTTTCCAGTTGTGCATCTGTGCAGCCGATGTACACTGATCCAATAACTTTTGGATGTGTTTGTGCCAACGTGCTGTGAAGTTGTCAGCGGCGGCAATGCCTACATAGAAATATCCCCAGTCAGGATGTTTCCAAACATAAATGCCTGACTTTTTTGTTTCTGCTGGACGGTCATTGCGCAGGCGTATGGTCAAGCCCGGACGTCCTTCTCGCTGTTTGACCAAGGAATAGATATCGTAGAAATTGTAGGTAACACTACGACCCAATTGTATTTCGTTCAATCTCATACTGGTGAATAAGGATTGCGATGACGATCATAGCCATCGTCTTCTGGATATACTGGATATTCGTTCATGTTATCTTCCTGCATTGCGTATGGCAGCCCCGTTGTTAAAACTCTGGCTCCATGAATTAGCAGTGCGATTGCCTTTGCGGGCACTCCACTCGTATCCTGCACGATGTCCTGAGCAGTCTTTGGTACACTGACTACCTTTGAACATGAGTTCATCGAGCTGATGAGATTCTAATTCTTCTGCTGGCCACGAAATAAAACTGTTACCGTTGATATCTCCAGCACGAACAACAAAAGCACCGCCATTGTCATAGCCTTCATCTTGGCCTATTTCCCAGCCCATAGTAGCCAGTGTGCGTTCGGCACGTGGGTCTTCATCCCCCTGCCACCATTGTGCGGCCAGCCGATGTAGTATTTCTTCTTCGTTTGGCTCGCGGTCATCGCCGCCTGGTGGTGCAAATTCATCTAGATCTTCATTCTTTTTACGACCTTGGCAATGCGCCCGCTGACTAAAGCCTTTGGGGTTAGAGCAATCTATAGAGCGTTTGTATTTCCGGCTCCATTTCTCGCTGACAAATTCTTCAGCTCTCATTTTTGTCCAATTCTCGGAATGCTTTTACTAGATCTTTGGCATCAACGCCAAATACCAACTTCAGTTGCGATCCTGCATACAAATAGGCCGCAGTTTCTTCATCCACATGATTTACATAATCTAACTTTTTGATCAGCACACGTTGAATGGTTTTGAAATCACTGTGGTTCTTATGTGATTTGATCAAGCCGTCTACAGCCGTTTTGAATGCAGAATCTAAATAATATCTAGCATGGAACATTTCGTGTCGTATGGTATCAGGATCATCTGAGCCCACACCAATCACACAAAACTTTTTCTGGCCTTGTGTGTTCTTACGCACGGCATCCACCATGACCTGTTCGGCATTGGACAAAGGTCTGGCTGATTTAAGCCATGATCTGAAAGCACGATCTGGAATGTTGAACCCATCCCAGAACTTGAAGTAGTCCACATTTCCCTGTCGGTCCATCCAGTTGTCCAAGAATTCCGGCAAGCTAACTTGTCGTACGCCACTGCCATAGTGTTTGCCATCATAGTATTCGGCCACACGGAAAAAACTACGGGCCGCATCAGGCACAGTGCGATATCTCAACACCACACAGCCATCAAAGGGTTGACTGACCCTGACATCCTTGTTGGTGAATTTAAGATCTTTTTTGTGATCATAATAGTCAGACACAGTCTTTTTGGTCCAACGCTCAATCAGGAATTCTTCAGCTCTCATTTTGTTACAGGGCCGCCTTCAACCCAAGCATCACAGGTGCGTTTGGCCGCACACTTGAATTTTAAAAACTTGCAATAGCCTAGATCGCCTGCATCTATAGTATCATGAGCGTCTGAGCCGGGTTCGCTGCCAATGCCCTTGGCAATGCAATCCAACATGTCTTCTGAGATGTCAAAGGCCGCACAGTTCCCACAACGATTGGCCTTCACAGACTCAATGTCATCGGTGTTCCACTTGTCAGCCAACTCTGCCCAGTATTCTTCATTGGGCTCCGCAGGATTTAGCGGACCATAGTGATATTCTTCTATGGCCTTTTGACGATTTTTTAGATTGAGGTCAATGCTTTGCGTGGCAGGAGGGCAACCACGTTCCAAAGCCTCTAACATGTTGATAAAGTTTCTCATTATAATCCCAGTTGTTGACGCAGTTGTGTCAGGGC